AAACGAGTCGTCAACATGGTTACGGGCTATCAGCGACAACATCGGAAAAGCACTATAGTAACAGCGGTGGAGGGGTCTTCAGATCAAACCGCATCACAACTCACAAAAATCTTATACAATCTAAATAACAATAACGGAATACTCGAAACTATATCAGAAGCTTTTCACGGCTCTCTTATCACTGGCATGAACTTACTTTCTGTGTCTCTAAACTATAATAAAGATCCAGTAAACGGCGATATTGAGGTTTCTAACAATGCTTACAATTCTTTTCTAATTGATCCGTATTTTAAGAAAGCCGATTTATCTGACTGCAATAATGTATGGTCGAGGAAATACGTTTCTCGAGAGCAAGCCAAGGCTTTGATCCCTGGGCGAGAAAAAGAGATTGACTCCATGAAAGGGTGGGGTAATCGGGACGGAAAGTTTCAGTTTATGCCCGAGGCTTACAACTACGGGATGCAAGATCTTTTAATCTATGATGAGTTTTGGTATCTCGATACTAGAAATCAGAAAATGATTGTAGACACTCAAACAGGCGAGTGTATGGAGTGGAGAGGGACGGATAGAGACTTAAAGGACTATCTGTCTACTTTTAGGCAGGTGATAGCAGTAGATAACTTAATCCCCACTTGTAAGCTAGCAATAGTGGTGCAGGGTAAAGTCATGTATCACGGCTTAAACCCTCTGGGTATAGATAGGTATCCTTTCGTGCCTGTTTTTGCGTACTACAATCCTCATATCCCATATTTTCCTTGGCGTATACAAGGGATGGTTAGAGGGCTTCGAGATTCTCAATATCTGTACAATCGAAGACGTATTATCGAGCTTGATATTTTAGAATCTCAAATGACATCGGGTTTTATTTATAAAGAGGATGCTCTAGTAAATCCTAAGGATGTCTTTTTACAGGGTCAAGGTAGGGGATTGGCCATTAAATCTGAAGCCTCAATAGATGATGTCAGAAGAATAGAACCGCCACAAGTACCACCTTCAATGATACAGCTTTCTCAACTATTAGCCCAAGAGGTAACGGAAATCTCTGGCGTCAATGAAGAGCTTTTAGGAGCTGCGAAAGACGACCAGTCAGGTATTCTCTCGATGCTGAGACAGGGGGCGGGACTCACAACGCTACAAATTCTTTATGACCACTTAGACCAAGCTCAAAAGCTACTGGGTAATATATGTGTTGAGCTAGTCCAAAATAACTACACACCTGGAAAAGTTCGACGTATTATCCAGGAAGAGCCCACACAGGAGTTTTATAACAGAGCATTCATGAAATATGATGCAGTTGTGGAAGAGGGGCTCAATACAAGCACTCAAAAGCAAATGCAGTTTGCCCAGCTTATTCAGTTGAGGCAGATGGGCTTGCCGATCCCCTCCGATCAGCTTATTGAGGCATCTACCCTACAGAACAAAGACAAACTCATTAAGACTTTGGCCATGCAAGAACAGCTACAACAGCAACAGGCTCAACAGCAAGTACAGCTACAAAGCCAAATGGTACAAAGTCAAATTCAAGATGCCAGTGCTCGTGCCATGGCGAATCAGGGTCTTGGTATGGAAAGAATGTCTCGTATGGAGGAGAACCGAGCTCTTGCGGTCGAAAGGCTTGCCGAGGCTCAAAAAGACCGAGATATGGCTATTTACGAGCGAATAAAAGCTGCGAAAGAGCTTACGTCTTTAGACTTGGCACAGTTAGAAAAAGCTTTAGATCTAATTAGAGCTTTACAGACTCAGGCTAAAGTAGAACAGAAGCTAGAAGAGCCAGCACAACAAGAGCCTCCCGCACAAATACCACCCAGCGAGCCACAGGGCAGGAGTTTAGAGGGTCAGAATGGTTTATCATTTGAGTAGTTTTGGTTATCCCTATCCTATCAAGCGTTTTTTTGCTTCGCAAGATACTCTTAAAATGTTTATTTTAAATTTATGGGTAGCTCATCAAACACAAATTGGGTTGGGTAGGCTACTTAGAGGGTTAACGATCGTGCGGATAAATCCGTTATTATGCCCGAATTACAAGAACTTGTTTACCGTATTATGAGGTACCTATGAAAAAGAAATATGCTCAAGGCTATAAAGATAGAGCCCACGAAAGTGAAGGCATGGAAAAAAAAGGGAAGAAAGGCTCTTTTGTTACAGGCAATGACCCTATGGTGGGAAGAAGTGATTTTGCAAATCTACCCCAGAATGTCATGATGGCTCAGTATCCTAGAAGCCCAGAGCTTAGAGGCGGTTATTTGGATGATTCTATGAGTGGAATTGACGAAATCAACGAATACGGCACTCATCAAGCAGACCGTTTTAGATCTTATCAAAAATAGTATGGTTGGCATACCGAAAGAGGATAAAGCCCGTAAGGTGGCTCAAAAGGTCATGAAACAAACGGGCTTAGAAAAGAGAAACCAAAAAGCCATGCAGAAGGGTAATAAGCCCCTTTACATGCCTTACCTACAACACTAGGGTTTATTTATGAAACAGGGATACATGGATCGCTTAAAGGAGTCTTTAGCTATGCGACAAAAGGGCACTAAAAAGCAATCTTTGAAAGAGAGGGCTGATGAGTCTAAAGGTATGGAAAAGGCATCTGGTCGCAAAGCTTTCTCAAGTGTGGCTAAGATGGACAAGGGCTCTAAAAAACTTTCTGGATTGAGTAAAGAGCAAGCAAAAGAGTATGGAAAATACTCGCCTGAACAACTCAAAAAACACATGAAAGGGGAAAAGGCTCTTTTGACCATTAAACTGATGGCAAAAAAGAAAAAATAGTATGGTAAAGAAATGGATTCAAGAAGCTCTAAAACCAGAGTCAAAAGGCAAGCTACACAAACAAATGGGTATTCCTGCGGGGAAAAACATACCAGTGGCAAAGCTCGAAAAGGCAGCTCAAAAAAGCGGTAAATTAGGTAAAAGGGCTAATTTAGCTCTTACACTGAGGAGTTTTAGTCGTGGCAAATAGTCCTAGACCCACAAACCCAGCTTTATATGCTCGTGTTAAAACTGAGGCCAAGAAAAAGTTTAAAGTCTACCCTTCGGCTTACGCTAACGCTTGGTTAGTAAAAACATATAAAGCTCGGGGAGGTGGCTATGAGTCTTAAGAAATGGTTTTCTGAAAAATGGGTCAATATAGGTGAAAAGCTCAAGAATGGGTCTTTTAAGCCTTGTGGCCGATCCAAGGCTAAACTTGAGTCAAAGGGTTACCCTAAGTGTGTTCCGCTGTCTAAAGCAAAACAAATGAGCTCATCCGAAATCAAGTCAGCAGTTCAACGCAAAAGAGCAGTTAAACAGGGTGTGGGTGGTAAGCCCACAAATGTGAAAACAGATGCACCTACTCGCTCTAAACCATCACGCTAAACCATTTGGAGAAACATCATGGCAAAGACACCAGCATGGCAAAGGGCTGAAGGTAAATCAAAATCAGGAGGGCTTAATGCCCAAGGAATCGCTTCGTACCGTCGAGAAAATCCTGGCTCTAAGCTTGCTATGGCTGTAACCGAAAAAGATCCAGGACCGAAAAGAAAAGCCCGCAGGAAATCGTTTTGTGCTCGTATGCAAGGTATGAAAAATAAACTCACTTCTGCAAAAACTGCCAATGATCCAAATTCTAGAATTAATAAATCTCTAAAGAAGTGGCGTTGTTGAATAAACTCAAAGGCCTCTCTCTTTTTTCTGGTATTGGGGGCATTGAAAAAGCTCTTGAGAACTGGGTGGAAACGGTTCACTATTGTGAAATTAACCCGTATTGCGTCAGACTTCTAAAAAATAAAATGGATTCTCAAGAATTGTCTTTTGGCAAAATTTGGAAAGACGTTCGAGATATAACGATAAATGAAATTGGCCATGTCAACATCATTACAGCAGGATTCCCCTGTCAAGATATCAGCATTGCAGGTCTTGGAAAAGGCTTGGAGGGAGAGCAAAGCGGACTATTTTTCGAGGTCTTACGCTTGGCCGAAGAAATCAAGCCCGAGTTTATATTTCTTGAAAACGTGCCAGCAATCACAACCCGAGGAGGACTACGAGTCGTTAAAGAAATTGCCACGTTGGGGTATGATTGTCGATGGTGTGTTATATCCGCTTCATCCGTCGGAGCGTTACATAGACGAGAGAGATGGTTTTTGTTGGGAAAACGGAATGAAGATGTACATTGCAACCCCGTCAACGTCTCAAGTTTACAAACCGATTCTACCATTAATACCGAGTTGCATAGCAAAAAAACACGGACTGACAACAGTCATGAGCATTGGCCTTTTAAATCCCGAGCTGATTGGCAAAAAACTGTCAGCACAATTTCTAGAAGTTTTGATGGGGTACCCGATTGGCTGGACAGAGTGCAAGCCTTAGGTAATTCTGTAGTGCCCGCTCAAGCAAGACAGGCATTTAAAATTTTGGTCGGGTTAGATTAATCGGCAGTAAAAAGGATAGTCTAGGGTTTAGTCATAAGCCGAGAATGATGGCCAACAATTTGGTAATGCTCTAGATTTTTTAGTTATAAAAACGTAAAAATAGAGTTATTATGAAAATTACAAAAGTAGAAATAATTCCGATCCGACCTCAAAACGGCTTGGTAAGTTTTGCTTCTGTAGAGATTGAAGGCCAATTCTATGTTAGATCAATCGGCGTCCATAAAAGGCTAGATGGAAATGGTTATAGGATTACTTATCCTACTCGGAAAGTTGGTGAGCATGATGTTAATATTTTTTATCCAACTAATCCCGAACTAAGTAAAGCTATTGAGCAGGCTATTTTTAACAAATTAAGTAATAGCCTCAAAAAATTTGGAAACTACTAGTTGTATTTTTTTTAATAATTTGATGTCGACCTGTACCAATGTTGATCATTTCGTTGATATCGACGATATGGTCGCCAAAAAATTAGTAATCCGCTAGATTTTTTTTGACCTAGTTTATGCTTGATTATCTACTCTTTAGCTTTTAGAGGTCAGAAAGTGGCCGATTGGTTCGGTAATGGAGTAGAGTTTTTAGATTAAATTTAGGGCAAACGGTTACGCTTTTTAGGGCAAACGGTTACGCTTTTGTCTCGTAGATAGCCGATTAAATAAAATGTTTACCGTTATACGTGGCAGAGTTTCTCCTCCTAAAATATACGAGGGAGAGAGGCAATCTAATAAAAAAAGGAGGCCACATAGCCTCCCAAAATTTCAAGAAACAACTAGGGCGTTACTCCTTTCCCATAACGGGTGTTAGATATTTGCTACTAGTTGCCAAAAAAAATATATAAATTATAGTTCTTTTGGTAATTTTAATTTATATGATCCTACAATTAAATCCAATTATCTCCATGGAAACGCCTCGTGGGCATGGCTACGCTAACTTTTTGATAGATAGCGGCGAAGAGGGGGAAATTTATTGGATAGTTTTTTTAGATAATCTAGAGATCTGGACTTATAGAAACTCAGAAGTGAGGTTAAGTAAACATATAACCCTAGGGCGTCATGGAAAATAAAATAATAACAGAGGTCAAAGACAAGTACGACATAGACAAATATGGTAAAAAGGCCAAAAGAGTAGGCCAAGCTGTCTATGATATACTTTTAAAAGATTCTCCTAGCTTGACTACTGAGGAAATCCTTGATGGGTACCAACATGAATTTGTAAAAGATTTTGAAAAGTGCGTAGAGGATAACAAAAATCGCTACGAAAGCCCCTTTTATGTTTTTGTTTTGTCCCATAAAGAACCTTGGGCTGATAACGTGGTGAGAAACTGGTTTATAGGTCGACAGACTGCTCCAGAAGCCTATGAAATGATCCTTCAGTATCCAAACCACATGAAAACACTCTACAGAATAGATAAAGCAGGACGAATGGATCTAGATTGGGTCATTCCAGGAATTCAAGATATCCGCACAATATTAAAAAATCCACACCTCTACGACCCTCAACTTGTAAAATATTGCTCTCTACCGTTCGGAATAAAAATTGACATATAAATAAAAGTCTTGATATTTGTTAGATATCAATTGATCGCTAGGACAGCGTTAAAGTCCAAAAAAGGCTGTAAAGGAATCGCCACCCAAGGACGACATGGAAACAGAAGAAAATCAATCAGTAATGGCCACTATTGAGCCATCGGAAAGTGACCAGTCTACCGAACGCCAGCAAGAGCAACAATCTACACGCAACGATCAAGCGTATAATTGGGGTGAAGCTCGGCGGAAAATGCAAGAGTTAGAAAGGAAAGCTCAGGAACAAGACGAACTCATTAGAAAACTTCAGGACAATAGACCTAGAGAAAAAGATGAGTTAGAGGATCTGACCGATGACGATATTGTGACCGTTTCCCAAGCTAAGAAATTAGCTGCAAAAATGGCACAAGAAGTCGCTCAAAACGTAGTTAGGCAAAAAGACCTATCAACGCTTGAAGAGAGGATACAGATTAAGTTCCCAGACTTTGAGCAGGTAGTCTCAGCGAAAGCTATAGATGACCTGAAAAAAGATGAACCAGAGCTGGCCTATTCTTTAGCCTCGATGCAAGATCCTTATCAACAGGCGGTGGCAGCCTACAAGCTTTTAAAAAAATTAGGGGGTCAAGAGACAATGAGTACAGAGCAAAAAAAAGCTCTAGAAAACAGATCTAAGCCTCAATCTTCACAGACTATTGTGAAAAATAGTGCAATTGGTAATGCCCACTTGTTCGAGAATGGCTTAACGCCAGAGTTGAAAAAACAACTTTATCAGGAAATGCAAAGGGCCGTAAAAGGATTCTAATTTTTGCCGATTTAATTAAATTTAAATACGGTAAGTTATGTCTATTACTACTACGTCCGTATTGCCAGCACCAGTACAGCAAAGCTTCAGCTTTAAGCTTCTATCGGTGCCAGTTCCCTACATGATCCACAAGATCCCAGCGGAACTAAAGGCAATGCCAAGAAATGGCGGTACGACTCTGAGAATGCGTCGTTATAATCCGCTTGCTACTGCTCCAGTTCCATTAGGAAATAGCGGAGTAACTCCCCCACCACAGACACTAACGGCAATCAACATTGATGCCCAAATGAGTTTCTACGGTACTTATGTTCTCCTAAATGAACAGGTAACCCTACAAAATCAGGACCCTGTTTTAAACGAAGCAGCACAGAGATTAGGTGTCTCGCTTCGTCAGACAGAGGATCAGCTAATGAGAGATATGTTGGCATCTACAGCCTCTTTCATTAACTGCGTGAACGGTACTAACGGGGACGTCCCCACAGAAATCACCCGTGCTGATATTGATGTTGTAATCCGTACCCTAAGAGGGAATAACGCTTACAGCTTCCTATCTGGTGTAGATGGGGATCTAAAATTTGGTACAGCACCAGTTAGGGATGCGTACTTTGCTCTTGGTCATACTGATATGATTGGGCAATTAGATAATGTGAATGGATTTATCCAGAAGTGGAACTATCCAAACCAACAAACCACTCTTGACGCTGAGTGGGGATCAGTAGCTAACGCCCGTTATCTATTGTCCTCTATCGGTTCTATCAGTGCTAACGCCTCAGCCCTAGGAGCAAACGTTTATAATTTGTTCCATTGCGGTAGAGAAGCTTTTGCAGCGATCGAGCAAGATGGTTATTCGGCTCAGTTTATTTATAGACCCCCGATCTACGATGGCCCATTGGCCCTCAATGCTTCTGTGGGATATAAATTTGCAGAGGTTCCCAGAATCTTGAATGATACCTGGGTATTTAATCTTAGATGTACTTTAGCGTAAGGAGGATGACATGAGTGCACCAGTACACGCAATCTTGTCAGGTACTTTTACGTCTGACGGAAATGCATTAACTCTGAGCTTACCCTCAGGATATAATGTAATTAATACGAAAAATATCACCGATATCGGGTCAACAGCTGCAGCTACTCCAGTCATGATGGCTAGCGGGACATCCTCTATGAATTCAGGCTCGGCATACCGTAGTCTTAAAACCAATGGAGCTGCTACAATTGCTCTTGAGGAGACAATCACCACTGGTGGTTTCACCTTTTTGGATGATTCAGGGATACAAACTCTTGGAGCAAGCCTACCGATTACAGGTATTTCCCAAGCTAATCCAGCAGTAGTATCTTTAGCATCTACAGCAGGTTTGGCAAACGGAGACATTGTAAGACTTTTTAGTTCTACAGGTATGTTACAAGCAGCAGGTATTGATTATTTAATTTCTGGTTTAGTAGCAAATACCTCTTTTGAATTGACAAACCTTAATTCTTCTGGGTTTGCCGCAGCTGCAACAGCTGGTAGCGTTAGAGAGGTTAATTTTAATCCTCGCTACTATCCAAGAAGAAGATTCATTACAAATATTACCCAGGCAGCGAGTGCGGTTGTAACAACCTCTATTCCTCATGGGTACACTGCTGGACAGGCCGTAAGAATCCTATGTCCTTCAGCTTTTGGAATGACTCAAATAAATAATCTTTTAGGTACAATTACAGCTGTCACAAGCTCAACTTTTACCCTAAATATTGATTCTTCTGGATTTACGGCTTTTGCTTTCCCAACAAGTGCAGTAGCAGGGGCTGGGATTACCCAAGCTCAAGCAGTGCCTGTAGGAGAAGCGGCAAGCGGAAGTTACGCTAACCTTTTGGATGATGCAACAGTCAATCAAGCGGTTTCAGGCGTAATTATCGGACCTTCGGTACAAACTTCGGGCAAACTCTATCAGTGGACTGCACAAAAAGGTGTATCGCTTTAATTTAACCTTGGGGCCCCTTAAAAAAGGGCCTCAACCTTTAAGGATTTTATGAAAAAAACTCTGAATGAATTAGAAAACCTTTCCGTGGATTCTGTGGGTCTTTCTGCTAAAGATAGGATCAAAAAACTACAAGAAGAAGAGACAAAAACTGTCAAAGGACGGTTTAGATGTTTCGAAACTCCTGGGGGTAGTTTGAGAGTACAAATTAAAAAATATAAAGACGTCCCGATGTTTGATAAAACCATGCTGGATAACGAGGTCTATGAGGTACCACTCTATGTGGCTAGACATCTTAATGGTGTAGATCATTTAGCTAAAAATATAAATGGGAAAATTAATTCCTGTGCTTATCCTGTCCATAGCCATCTAATGATAGGTAATGAATGGAGCCCCTCTAAACTTGACGATATGGGCCAGCCAGTACCTCAAATAGGGGTAGCAAAATGGGTGAGAAGATATGGATTCGAGAGCTTACAATTTGATGTGTTAGGGGAAATCTGATGTCGATCAATTTTTTTGTACCTTGCCGACAGACTATTAGCTCTATTACTCAAACAAATCCTGGGGTAGTTGTTACCTCTCTACCCCATGGATACTTACAGGGTATTATAGTACGACTGGTTATTCCCCTAGCTTGTGGGATGCAACAGTTAGCAGGAAAAGAGGTCAAAGCGACTATAATTGATAGCACCTCTTTTTCTATAGGCATAGATACAACAAATTTTGATCCTTTTTTGGTTTCAGGAGATCAAACCCCCAGTGTAATTCCTATGGGGGAAGAGGCTTATACTTTAGAAAATGCAGTAAAAAACAATAACAATATTCCACCTGAATATGGATGGCGTACTCCTTAGAATTTAAAATTTGATTTAACAATACAAAAACGGTATATTCCTAAAAAAAAGGTGTTTGATGTCCGCTCCAGCAACGCTAGCCACCATTAGGAATAAAGTAAGAAGGATTACCGCTAGACCTAATTCGAACCAGATAACGGATCAGCAAATCGATGAATATATTAATACCTTTTATGTTTATGATTTTCCAGAACATCTCAAACTACAAAATCTAAGAGTAAATTTTCAGTTTACTACCACTGCAAACATAGCTGTCTACGATTTCCCAAAAGAATATTATCTCGCAAATATGCCCCCTGTATACATAGCAGGTTATCAATCGTACATGACTCAGAGCAGGGAGAATTTTTTTAGAATCAATCCTAGCTTGGACTTTTTACAACAACAAATATATACAGGCAACGGCACGCAAGGGCCCTATACTGGTCAGTTTTGTACCGCTACCCCTATTGTTCGAGGCTTTAAACAAAATCCACCAGGAGCCTACTCCCCGACTCCTGTTCCTGTTCGTAAAATTAATTATCAAGTTATTGTTTCGGGTATAGACGCGAATGGAAATTCTCAAACGCTTGTGGATGATGGAGGAGGCGCTGCAACTATAAACCAAACAGGAAACCTGATAGATGTCAATGATCCTTCAGATACTCCAACCGTTCGAGGAGTCATCAACTATATTACCGGAGCCGTTAGTATCAATGCCAACGGGTTCCTCCTTCCTATACCTAATGGGAATCCTATTAATATCCAGTATACTCCTTACGTGGCTTCTAGACCGCAATCGGTAGTTTTTTACCAAGACCAATTTATGGTATACCCGATACCAGATCAGGCATATATAGTAAGTTTTGAAGCGTATCAATACCCAACGGCTTTTGCCTCTGCTCCCTCAAGTCAAGAACCCCAGCTAAGGGAATGGTGGCAACTTTTGGCCTATGGTGCAGCAGACAAAATTTTTTCGGATAATGCTGACTTTGAAAATATGATGAAATTTAGACCTCTTCTCAAAGAACAGATGAATTTGTGTCAAAGAAGAACCATTACCCAGCAGACCTCTGAGAGGACGGCTACAATTTATACCGAGCAATCACCTTTCCAACAGTTCCCTTTTGGAAATACATTTGGAGGATTTTAAATGTCTGGTTATACACCTAATATCCCAGCGGCCAGTGATAGACCATCGCAAAGCCAAGGCCAAATCTTGAATAACTTTCAGACTTTGGAATCTACTTACGGTATAGATCATTATCCTTTTACCGATGCCACAGTAAATCAGGGTAAGCATAAAAAAGTTACCTTCCCTGCCCAAGCTTCAGATCCTACAACCCTGGCTGGTGAGCTGGCTCTTTTTGCAAAAAATGTAGGTGGCGATTTAGGTTTATATGTGAGAGAAGCCTCCAACGGTCAAATTTCACAACTTTTTTCCTCGATCTCTTCTACAATTTCAAATCCAAATTTTGTAGTTTTATTAGATGGTTTAAAAATTGTTGGTACAACTCAGG